ATCATAGATATTATACACCTAAAGGTTCTAACCAGAAAGTACCGTTAGAGAGAAGAAATAGACTTTTTTATGATTACTTTTTAAAATGATTAAATAATTAGATAGATGCCAGCAAAACTTAAAAGATGTGTTAAGAAAGTTCAGAAGCAAGGACACAGTAAATCTTCTGCGTATGCTATCTGCTCTAAGAGTACTGGTAAAAAAGAATCTTTTAAACAATTTTTTGAAAAAGCATTTTATAATGATACTCTTCATCCTAAATTTTGGACTGATGATAAGTTTAATGATGATATATTAAAATCTCTTCTTAAGATTGTAGATGATTTTATAGAAAATGATGATCATGTTAAACCTGAAATGATTGAAGATATACAATTGACAGGCTCAATGTCTAATTTTAATTATTCTGATCATTCTGATCTTGATGTACATCTTTTATTAGATTTTGCTGATATAAATGAAGATGAGACTATAGTAAAGAGAGCATTGGATGGGAAAAGATTTCTGTGGAACATAAGACATAATATTCAATTTAATGGTCATGATGTTGAGTTATATTTTCAAGATGTCCATGACCCTCATGTAGCTTCTGGTCTATTTAGCTTACAAAATAATAAATGGATTAAAAAGCCAGTCCATGATCCCCCTGAAATTGATCACCGAGATGTCCAAAAAAAGGCTGAACAGTTTCGTACAGAGATAGACTTGATATCGGCTGCTTTAGAAGAGGTTGATGATAAAGAAGAACTTGCATTAATTAATAGTCGCGCTAAGAAGTTAAAAGATAAACTTATGAAAATGCGCAAAGAAGGTCTTGCAAGTAAGGGAGAATTTTCTATAGAAAACTTGGCGTTTAAAGAGTTACGTAATGATGAGACCATAGCTGAATTAAATAGCTTGATTATTAAGTCATATGATCTTATGTTTACTAAGGACGAAGTAACAGAGAAGAAGAAAAAGAAGAAAAAGAAGAAAGGATTAGATAAGTTTATTTTATCTTTAGTGCATGCATTACATTCACATAACCCGTCCGCGCCTCACATGGCGTTTAGACAATATCCACAAGGAGTATGATAACATTTAAACAATTTTTTGAGACAGTATACGATGTATGGGCCGCCCCGGCTGATAGTCGAGGCGAAGGAGATGTGGAAGTTGTTGGCCAGGCCGATGATGCTACTTTAGATAAAATCAGAACTCGTTCACGCAAATACGTGCAAAACGCAGACAAGGTAATGTGGAAGTTTTTAAAGACAATTGGATTTGATGATGATAATTACAAAATGTCTTTAGAGGCGGTTTTAGATGCTCATCAGGTAGATTATATTCAGTTTGCAAAGTTTCTCTCTAGGAGTAAATCTAGATATAGTGACTTTAAACGATTCACGGGTGCGAACCAGGGAGACTTTTTTAGTGTAGTAGAGCCTCGTATTGTAGGAGGAATAGAGTCCCGGTCGGGTGAAGCAACTGGTCTAGGTGTTGCTAATGCATATCAGTTTTATAATGATCTTTGTAAGATCGCACACCCTCAGGGTAGAGTTGGTGTAGGGGAAGGTGAATTTATGTTAGCGGTGCTTACTGAAGGTAAGAAAGGCGTAACTGGAGATATTAGTACAATGAAGGCCGGTGCGAAAGAGTATGAAATCGGTACTCAGAAGAAAATTATATCTAAAGGAATAAAAGATATTGTTAAATTTACAGTACCTGTAACTCGACAAAGTCAAGTCACAGTTGGTAATATTTGGGATCCGCAAGGAGATAAGAAATTGCATTGGACTGTTAAGAATATGAATCAATGGATTTATTTCAAAGAAGCAGATATGGATGTTAAATTCGGTGGATTAGAAAACAGAGCTAAAAAGTTAGCAGATGAAGAAAGAGCTTCAGGTATTGTAGATTTTGAAAAACGTCGGAGAATCTTTTGTTCTTGTGTATTACATAAATATATTACGTCTCATAAAGATGATTGTATAATCGTATTCAATGGCGGTGGAGCTGGAACATATGGAGTCGCCGGAAGAGTATCTAAAGCTATTAGAGGTGAACTATCTGGACCAGAGTATCGAGCCGCCGAGCGCGCGTCAACAGAATTTAAACATTGTCGCTGGCTACAATTAGGTGAAAATGCTGGTAAGAATTTAGAATGGGTCTTTAAACAGTGTGTTGATTCTAATTGGTTTGATTTTGAGTTTGATAGTGATTTAAAAGTACGTATTAAATATACACCAGCTTCCTTATAAAATGGCAGTATTAGGATTATATGATACAACAGTAATGGGATATAGGGTGAAGATTATGCCTTACGTTATTGGTATCTTTGATGATGAGCTTATGATTGAGGGAGATAGAATTCCGAATAAGATAGTAAAATATTTGATAGATGAAGGTTTTTGTGATACTTGGTTAGAAAGAGATACGGGTATAAGAGTAAACATATATAGGCAAAAATGTTAACATATAAGAAATATTTTCCGTTGTATGAGGCTGCTGGGCCAAATAAGCATTTGACTCATCTTGAGGAGCTTATTCTTACTAATCAAAAAGACGGTGCAGTAAGAAGTATTAATTATCTTGAAGCTTTAACAGAAGTATTAGACAGTAATACACCTCGTGCAGTTAATGCAACAGTAAAGTATGACGGCGCACCAGCAGTGGTGATGGGCGCTGATCCTAACGGTAATTTTTTTGTAGGTAGTAAGTCTGTCTTCAATAAGGTACCTAAAGTTAATTATTCAGTTGACGATATTAAAAGAAACCATGCTGAGGCACCAGGGTTAGTTGATAAATTAGTTCAGACATTTGTTCACTTTAAAGGTTTAAGATTTAATTCTGCTTATCAAGGTGATTTTTTATTTGATGATGAGATAAAAGAAGTAAATGATATTGATGGAGTACAACATGTAATATTTAAACCTAACACAATTGTATATGCAGTACCGACAAACAGTGAAGAAGGTCAAAAAATATTAAGTTCAAAAATTGGTATCGTATTTCATACTGAGTATGATGTTACTGTAGATGAGCAAGGTTATCCTAGATTTTCAACTAAAAAGTTTGGAGTAGATATTACAAATTTGGACCCAGGGCCTGACGTGTATGTAAAGGATGCTTATTTTGAGAATGATGCAGGTTATATTACTTTAACAGAAGATGAGACACAAACTGTAAGAGTGTTGATTAATCATGCTAAAGAAAATTTACAGAGGATAGATTTTAATAAAGTTACTGACAAGCTTTTAGCTAATCTTAATACGTATATTAATACTGAGATAAGACAAGGAGAGTTCTTAAGCGATACAGCTATTTCTTTTCAAAGATTTGTAGAATGGTTTACAGGTAGAATAGATAAGCAAATAGCGACCCTTAAAAGCCCAGGCGGTAAAGAAAAAGCATCAAACAATAAAGCAATATTGTTAGGACTAATTGAAGATGCTAAAGAAGATATATTTGCTGTCTTTGAGTTTCAAAAAGTAGTTAAGCAAGCAAAAGATATATTCATACAAAAATATAATAACATGATGCGTGAAGTTAGTATGAAAAATTATTTGTTTGAACCGACTGGTGATTTAGTCGTAACAGATCCAGAAGGGTATGTAGCTATAGATGCAACAGGCAGTGCTGTTAAGTTTGTTGATAGATTAGAATTTAGTAGAGCCAATTTTGCTATTGATAAAGATAGTAAATTTAAGAAGAACTAAGCATAAAACGGATAAATATTTAATATGCCTTTAAAGTTATTTGATCAGTTAGTTACACAATACCTCGACCAATGTGGTAATTTGATAACAGATAATACTGTCGCTTCTGCTGGCATGGCTCCTACTGGAGGTCAAGGTGGTGGTGCTTATAATGATGGAGATACATATGCGCCTGGTGATTCTAGAATACCTAAAGTGTTAGGATCAACTATAAAGCGTCGAGGTAAAGTTAAAACAGAAAGAAAAAGGCGTAAAAAAAAACTAAACGAAAGTAAGACTATATATGATTACCTCTTATTTGCACCAGAAGGAGAAGATCAGGAAAGCATTGCTGACAATATTTCTAAACTTAAGAGTAAACCTAGTGAGGCATATAGAGGAATCTCTTCAGCGGAATATAAAAACTTAAAAAGAAACGGGTTTGTTGTATCACGTGGCGTAGGAAACACTCGTAAGGGAATAAAAGGCTCATATGTTTCTGATGACATACAATTAGCTGGTAGGTTCGCGTTTTATGAATATAGAAAAACAAAGAGAGGTTATTTACTTATATTAGATAGAGATAAATTACCCGATTTAAATCCTGCAGATGAAGGTAACTACTGGACAGAAAAGATACCAGAGGAAGCTGTTAAAAAAGCTATAAATTTGCAAGATTTAACTAAATGATTAATCTAGCCTAGATTAGTATGTTGAAAGTATGTCACATCCGAGGTGAAAAAGACTATTGGAATGGAGGTACAAGATGGTCTAAAAGAATAAAACAACATTATACTGCTTTAACTGCATGGGAGCAGATAAGAGAGTTTAATATTTTAGATTATAGAAAAAAAATAAGAGATGTAGTAGTTCGCTCAATAATTGATAGTAATGAATTTGATATTATTTGTTATAACGATGAGGAATTTAAACGAACTTTAAGTGAAATAAATGATAATGATATTATAGGAATTCATTCTCAAGATGATGACGATATTTATTTAGGAGGAGTATTAAATGATAATTTAAAACAAGGTATATATAATACCCCGTATACAAAATTTGGATGGGAATTTCCTTATCATGATGAAGAAACAACGATTAATGTATCAGATTTATTACATAGAAATGACAAGTGCTCTACTGATGGACTACCACGAAAAACCGGCTCTTGTAATTTAATTATGGTAGGTGAGTTTTTTAATTTTAAAAATATTTTAAATGATATGGTCCGAAATTCTTTTGAAACTATGACGCGACTTAATACGTTTATATTTGATTGGGATGGTCAAGGGCAAAAACTTTTACCTATTTATAATATACCTGATATTATTTCTATAGAAGTAAAAGGATTTTTTTGTATGTCTTACATGCAGTTTCTTCATAAACCCCGAGGTCGCCGGCTGGAGCAGTTAGCGGGCCGCTTAAGTAAAATAGCAACGTTCAACGAAGAGCAAGTCCCAGAATATCTTAAGGATAGTTCGAATGTAGAACTAATTGATAAGACAATGTGTAGTTTATTTTTAGATGAATACTCACGTGTAAAAAATATTAACATTAATAATGTTAAGTATTGGGACGATATAAAAAAGGTACATGAGGAATTCATTGAAGAAACTCAAATACCTTGCAACGTCTAGCTAGGTGATAAGTAATTATATAATGCCTAGTGCAGCCAAACAAAAAGGTAACAGCTGGGAGCGAGAAGTCGCGAAAGATCTAAGTAAGACGTTTAATGAGAATTTTATTAGAGTTCCAAATTCCGGAGCCTATACTGGAGGCGCTAATTTTCACCGACTTGATCGATTAACGGAAGATCAAAAGCGTATGATGGATGGAGATATTATGGTACCTCCGTGTATGTCTTCTTTTAAGATCGAGTGTAAAAGCTATAAGACATTTGATTATCATAAATTATTCACTAATAATTTAACTTTAAATAAATGGATTAAACAAGCTGAAAGTGAAGACAATTGGTTTTTAGTTATTAAAGTAACTCGTAAGGGTAGTTATATTTTATTTCCAACAAACTTATCACATTATTTCCGATATAAAAATTACTTGCGTTATACTAGCAAATA